CCACGCTGAGCCCACGGAAGGCATGAAGTGAAATAGTCCTTTTCCCATGCCCTAGATCTGAGTGTAACGAGTTTTGTGATATCCGCATCATTCATTGTCCCTGATGCAAGGGAGAAATCTATCTCATTTGATAGGTTCTGATCCCGGTAATACTCGTTGTAGATCATCTGATATGCCCTGAATGGCATTGCCGAGACAGAATATTCATGATTGATTGTCGTCCCGGCATTCGGTGTAGGAAGTCCCAGATAGTCCGATAATGTGCCTTTATAGAAAGCAGCTTTGTTTGCGTTTTTCATGTTTATCATTGGAGGTGCTGGTGTAGCTGTTCCGTCTTTTCCTCCGGTGATAAAGTCCTCGAATTCATTCCAGATGAGACGGTAGGGGACTTTGAAGAAATGTGTGTATACATTTACACGGTGCATGACCGGAGCAATCATAGGACTTAGCCTCATGAATATCTCCGTTTTGTTGATGAATGTGTCACCCGGCACACATTCCTGAAGGAAGATTGGTATAAGCTTCCCCATCTGAGCAGTCAGTTTTTTCTCATGCCCGAGATCAAATAGATTTGTTTGTGGTTTTTTAACCTGAATAAAATCAAATTGTTTCATAGTTTACGTTTTTTGATAGTTTGTAGTTTCTGATTAAGGTAGTTTATTTGAGATACTTCTCTCTCTCCCAAGTTGTTACCTTTTCGTAGAAGATCAAGCTCAGCCTCAATATCATGCTGAGAAATAGCAGCCAATACTTTCGCATTGTGTTCTGTTTTTTGTAATTTGTTGAAAATCTTGTCTTTATAATAACGGGGAAGGGATTGTCTAATTCCGCCCTCGGATATAACCGAAAAGTCATTATTTTCAATATTGTACATGGCCTTTTCTTCTAAGTAACCGTATCCTATTCCGGGCTTCCGAGACATTAAGACAAATTCTGGTGTTCGTTCGCCTCCATTGCCTGAATCCCTCAATCCGAGATGATAGTAAGTACAATAATGAATTGATGCCGGGGTGACCCGGCCAGAATAAACAAATCCCTTTCCCCATATTTCCTGCAGGAAGGGAATTTGAACCTGAGATATATTGAAGATAAGTAAATGGTAGTGAGGTCGATGCGTTGTCGTTCCGTATTCGCCAATAGCATAGTAACGGACCTTCATACCATTGTTACGCACTCTTTTGATAAAGAGTTGTAAGTCCTTCTTTTGCAGTTGATTCTGAGCCTCTATTAAATGTTCATCATCATAAGTGAGAGTGATAAAGGCTGTTGAATCTGAGGTCCTCGCCTCCTCTGTTAGTCTCAAAGTCCACATATTGCGCTTATTCGATAGACAAGCATAGCATTTGCCGCAAGGAATTGTAATAGCTACCTGATTTTTCAATAGGTCGTTATTTCCAAATTTCTTGCCTTTGTTCCTGATTGCCATTGGTGTTAAGCATCTCATAGTCTTATTCCGCCACGGGAAACAAGAACTTTCACGGATCTGCGTCTCTTTTTGTAAGCCATTTTTTTTAGTTTAGTGATGTTTCAATTACCTGAACTTTAATTAGTTCGCTCATTGGAAAGCCTTTTATAGGCCTTATTTCTGCCATTACCAGACAAAGAAAGCCTTCTATTCGTTTTAAGTAGAGTAATTGAAGAATTCTCATTTAAGGCCGTTTTTAGTCGTTTTAAGCTTAAAAGGGTCAAGAGTGATACCAGACTACCACTCAATACCCTTAAAGGTCAGAGATCGCATTTCTGACCCATTCTGAGCTATTTTTTAGTTCGGTTAAGAAAGTCCGAAAGCCAATGAAGCGCTTCGATTATTTTCCCGGTAAGGCTCCAGTTTCCGACCGTAGGTATTACGCGAGCGATTACTTCGTAGCATCCTGCCACTATTGCAACCACCGCCTGCCAAGATAATTTGAAAGGCTCGACATCTGCCCCGGTCTGAGCTTCCACCGTGAGAGCTGCGAAGGTAAGCAGAGCCACAATGCTGAATAGTTTTCTCATTTTCTGTCATTTATGTTTTTACCGGAATGTGCCGGCACACTTCCCAATAATAAGGGAATTATTTGTAATTATAAACAGCTTCTTATCCCGGATTTTTAACAATTTTTGAACTATTTCCGGGGTTTTGCAGTTTTTACGGCTGACTGAGTAGCCTTTAGGATGCCCGAAGCACCAACAGCGCCTGCGCCTGCGCCAATTCCCTTTGTTATCATATTTACAAGGGTTTGAGCCTTTGCGAATCTTGCAGCCACGGCTTTGATTTCTGCGTCATGAATAGCAGCTTTTGCATCTGCCTGAGTGTTGATAAGTTCCGCTTTCCATGTTTTCTGCATTTCGTCTAAATTCTGGAATTCCCATTGAGCTTTGAGTTGTTCCATCTGATTCTTACTAAGAGCTTTCTCATTCTCCATGAGTTTCCTAGTTATGTTCGATTCTATGAGTGCCCTCATAGCTTCTGCATCATAGCCTTTCAGTTGGTTTGAGAGATTTACTCCTTCTGTCTGAGCCTTCACATTGTCAATTTGAGCCTGCTTAAGTTGTACGTCCTGAAAGCTTGATAAGACATTACCCCAGTCCACTGGTGGTTTATAGTCATATTTGACAGTTGGAGCATTGTATAGCGGCAAAGATCCGGATGCATTACCCGCCACCGATCCACTACCATAGACAAGGTTTGGGTTTAATCCTGCCGCCTTTAGTCGTTCCATCTGTGCCGCTGGAGAGTTGTATTCATTGCCTTTGTTCCACATTTCAAGATCCTTTGAATATGCGTACTCTGACAGCTGTTTGTTAGCCTGAATAGTGCGCTCCGTATTGTAGCGCGCTGTTTTTGCCTGTATAGACCCGGAGACGATGTTAGACGCGCCTCCGATTATTCCTCCTATTAGTCCCATTTTACATAGTGTATTTATTTGATTCTGAGTGACAAGTCACTCCGCACTAATATATCAAGTATATGTATAGTGCGGTGACACGCTGCCCGCGCTGTCACGATGCCGGGAGCAGAGAAACCCCGGCGGGGTTCCTCTTTGATTGCGCAACGCAGCCACACACGCAGCAAGGCCATTTTGTTCCGTATTCGCTCCTGCGTCGCTCATGTGTCAGGCTATGGCCTCGCTGCTCCCTGCTGCTTCTGCGCCTTTTTTGTCGGCTTCGCCTCCTCCAGAGCTCTCGTCTTTGCCATTACTCGAGCTCTTTTCCTGCTCCCATAGTTCTGTAAAAATTTTCCGGGCATCCGACAAGTCGGATAAGTCCAGATCTGGCCTCATGTGTGAGACCATTGCCTCAAAGTTTTCCGGGTTACTGAAATATGCCTCTTTCGCAATGTTTCCGAGAGATCCCGCTGCATAGCGTTTTTCGATTTCTGGTATGCTGAGAGCCATTGCAGGCACGGTCATTGATTTACCCTTCGGGGTTTCGTCTCCTTTGCCGGGGACGTAGCTTTGTTTTGTTACGAATTTGTATGACATTTTTTCAGATTTTTTATGTTTAGAAGGCCTCGCCTGGAACAACCCGATCCTGCCGGATCATTTCCAGGCATGAAGGCCTCCGAATATGTTAACTACCTGATTTCAAGATTTTTAAAGTTTATACCTCCGGTGGTTTAGTTTATAGTGTTGGAACGTTGAACACTGGCATAGGCCGTATCGCCTTGCAATCATTGTACACCTGAACATAGAGCTTATGCACGTTTGGATCTGTTACAGCGAACACCCTTTGAGTTGGATCTGCCATTACGAATGTTTCGTTTAGTGAAGGCTTTGACGTGAATTTTCGTCCCATGTGCCAGAAGTCCATAGTGTCCCTGAAGTCGCCATGAACCGAATCCTGTTCGTATTTGTACTCCGCATAACGGCTCTGATACCCGAATGTTGTAGATCCTGCAGCTGAGAAATCTGCATAGACCTCTTTATCTAATACCTCTTGTTCACCGAGCTGAGCGAAGACAGGCCAATAAAGATCTTCTCTTGTTAGACGAGTCCATCGCCGGTGAATTCCCTGCATATAGGCAGTCCGGGGAAGTACAGACATGATCCCTATAATGTATGAATGTTCCTCGCAGAATGTTTTGAAGGAGTGTGATGTTCCAACTGATATCCCGTGTCCTGCCATATCTCCGACAGGTCCGTTCGCTGTGTCAGCTGTCTGTAGCACTTCCGATATTACAATAGGACTTTTTCCTCCGCCAAGATACTCAGGCCTCTGAAGTCTGGCATCTGATGATTTTATGCCGAACTGATGAAGTATGTTCTCTATGTAACGAGATCCGCCACGGGCGTTTTTCTCTAAGAATTCCTGAAGCCTTATAGCCGCCCGGAGGGCGTTGATTGTAGGACCGTTAAATGCCACATTAAGAGATGCGGCAAGGTTTTCAATACGAGAAGTAGCACCACCAACAGTAAGGTTACTACCAGCCACGGCAAATGTACCACTAACAGAAGCGCCGTCATAACGTTTGACTTCTGAGGTTGATTTGTATGAAGGAGTAACGGTTGCTGATAAGGGAAGATTGACGGGATTGCCACGCTGAGCCCACGGAAGGCATGAAGTGAAATAGTCCTTTTCCCATGCCCTAGATCTGAGTGTAACGAGTTTTGTAATATCTGCATCATTCATTGTCCCTGATGCAAGGGAGAAATCTATCTCATTTGATAGGTTCTGATCCCGGTAATACTCGTTGTAGATCATCTGATATGCCCTGAATGGCATTGCCGAGACAGAATA